TGTTTTTTATCTAGTTGATGTTCCATCTTTTTATTTCCACCAATTACTGCGAGTATAACTCCTAATAGGGATAATCCGCCTGTAATTATACTTCCTATTATTGTTTCCATTATTTCCTCCTTAATATCCAGTAGTCCAACCAGCGTCTAAAAAGTCTTGATAGTTTGATAATCCTTGACAAATGGTAGCTTTTTTTGATGATAAACCTATCCATTTTAATGTTTTTGTTCCTGTATATGTTGTTGCTCCTATACACATTGCTAATATATTATTTAAACTATCATTTGATAAAGAAGAACAGCCAGAAAACATACTGTTCATATTAGTTACATTACCTGTATTTAATTGTGGTATCGTTTCTAATTTACTATCATTTGAAAACATACTGCTCATATTAGTTACATTACTTGTATCTAATTGTGGTATTTCTACCAAACTTGTGCAACTCATAAACATAGAATACATTCTAGTAACTTTGCTTGTATTTAATTGTGGTATCGTTTCTAAATTCGTACAATTACCAAACATATTACCCATATCAGTAACATTACTAGTGTCAATTTGAGGAATATTTTTTATTGTATTACATTGATTAAATAAGGAATCCATATTAGTAACATTACTAGTGTTTAATTCTGGAATTGTTATTAAGTTATGACAATTAGAAAACATATAATCCATTATATCAACTTCACTTGAATCTAAATTAATAAATTTAATATTTTTTAAACTATTACATTGGTTAAACATATATCTCATTTTTGTTGGTTTTATTTCAAATATTATTGTAACATCTTCTAAAGAATGAAAATTATTAAATAAATAATTACAACCAACTTCTGTTATTTTTACTGGTTTTATATTTTTTATTTGTTCTGCAATATAACCCCCATTAGAATTATAATTAGTTGTATAACTGTTTTTTACTTCTATTGGTGTATTATCTACTTCTAACGTACCAGTAATTTTTTCTCCATCAACATAAGCTGTTTTGTCTTTTAATATATCGCTAGCTGTTGCTGTAGCATCTGAGGTATCTATTCCTCCGCCTTTATTTATAAATTGAATGCTCATATTATTCAACTCCTTTTACAATAATTTGTACTGTTGTATCTGCTTCTGTTGATACTAATGATATATTTGTTACATCTTTATTAATTACTAATGTTGTTGCTATGTTATTTCCAATTACATAATTTGATGTTCCAATTGTTAATGTTATATTTGCACTTTCACTATAATTTGCTATGTCTATTGATGTTACTTTTTTATTTATAGAAATGCTTGTTGCTGTTGTTCCTACTTTTTGCATACTCGCATTTAATGTTGTCTCTGATGAAGTTGCACTTCCATCTGTTACAACTACCTCTAAATTTCCATTTTCATTTGTTTTTATTTCTTGATATCTACCATTTTTGTCTACTCCTACCATCATATTTTTATTCCTCCTTTATTTAATAGTTATATCCTACCACTTTATAAATTCTTATAAATCCTTGATAATCGACATGATAATCAGATATACCATTTCCATTTATAATAAACTGTCCAAAGTGTCCCCAATTAATTTGATTTTCGGCAACTGTTATTTCTACTGTGTGTTTATATTGATTCGTTGAACCTTGACGCGTTGTTTCTAATGTAGCTTTTTTTCCTACTGCATCAAATAATTCTGCTGTGTTCCAAACTTGATTACTGTCATCATCATTTTTATAATATATTTTTATTCTGTTATAATTACTTGCTGTATCTGTTAATGGTATAGGAGTTTTTTGATTTAACCCTGTTTCACTTTCATATAATACTGTTCCTTCTAATAACTCTTTTAATACTTTACCTTGATTTGCAGATAAAGCATCAGTTGAACTGCTGCTTGTCAAATTATCTACTACTGTTGCTATTACTCCTGCACTTTGTTGTGCTTTTATAATATAATTTGTTACTATGTATGGCTGTAAAATATTATGTGGTTCTCCACCGCCTACATCTGAAGAAGCTGCATATTTATAAGCTTCTCCTGAAGTCCCTCTAGATACAACTGTATACGGTTGAACAATAGTAGTTAAATGTTGAACAATTCCATCAGTATTAGAACCGCCATTATGGTTATGGGATGGCATTTCTTCAATTGTTAATGTATGCTCTTTTTCTCCTCCTGTTTCTGCTAATGTATCAAAATCCTCATCATTACTATCTAGTCCAACAGGAATTTTTCCTTGTAAATCTGGCAATTTAAATGTTGTAAAGCCATCTCCTTGACCAAAAGTTGTTCCTATTACATCAAATAATTGATAATAATCTGTTCTACTTACTTCTTGACCATTACATAGCAACCAATTATCAGGAATTATATCACTACCAAAAGGCAATATTGCACCAACTGGCAATGTATCTCCAGAAACAGCTCCTTGAATATCTTGTTTTATATATCGTTGTAATAAATTTAAATTAGTGTCATTAACAGCTGGTTGCGTAAGATTATTAAATTCTATATATTCTCCTGCCATTATTTTTCTCCTTTCAATTCTTTTATTTCTTTTTCTAATTTTTCTATCTGTTCTTGTTGCTCTTGGATTGCTTTACAACACACAGATACAAATGAATATAAATCAACTCCATCATTTTCTTTTGATGTAATTTCTTTAGAATATTTATAACTATCTCCTATTACAAATCCTATATGCTTTTTGTCATTATTTAATTCCGATTTAAAATGATATTTATATATATCAATATTGTTTATTATATCTAATCCACTTTTAAATTTCTCAAAGTTCTTCTTATTTTCTTGTAATGATGTTGGATTAAAAGACTTTGCATACACATCTCCACCAAAAGATGCATAACTAGCAGATATTGAAGTCTGATTTCCTCCTTGTTGTAATAAGATTGCTCCATCTTGATAACTTCCTTTACCAGAATTGCTTTCCACAATTAATGAATCTGATGTAACTTTAGTAGTAACTCCTGTTGCGTTATTAAATATTCTAAAACTATAATCACTTGATGAAGAATCTAATACAACACTTCCCCCTGTTATTTTAGCACTACCACAAGTCATATTTCCATTTTCATCAACTTTAAAATTAGGTGTTGTTATTGTACTTCCGCTTTTAATATCACCTTTAAAATCGCCATTATTACAAGTCATATTTCCATCTTTGTCTACACTAAAGTTTGTACTAGTTATTGTTGTATTATCTCCTGTTAAATTTATTTCTTTTCCGTGCAAGAGAAATCTTATTAGCTTCAATTTGTATTTGTTCAGCAGATTGATTGATTTTTGAAATAACTTCATTTTCATCTACCTTCTTTCTTACCTCTAAATTTATTTCTTCAGCTGTTTGAGAAATAGAACTATTCATTTCTACTCTTGTTGCAAATATATCAGTATATGTACTTTTTGTCGCATATTTTATTTCTATAGGTGCAGTATAATTTACTATTTCAAATGTGTTATCTCCTTCTACTAATGTAAAAGTCAATCTTCCTAGTTCTATTGTTTCTGGTACAGACTTTGTAGTTCCATCTTGATTTACTCTCCTTATTAAGTTAACTGTACCTTCGCTGTTTATGAAAAATTCATCTCTTGCTTCTAAATTAGCTCTTAATACTTCTTCTATTCCTAATTCAATAGTTTTATCTTCTTTATCATTATAGAATCTAATTCTACTATCTCCATAAGGATATAAGTCATCAGCAGGGAATAAATCATCAGCAGGATATAGATAATCAAATACAGTATTATTACCATAAATATGTATTTCTAATGGCAATTCATTTGGGTATGCATCGGATATAGTTACTGTTTTTAATCCAGTTGCGACTTTAGTTAAGTCTTCTAAATCTTCTACTTTGCTTTCAATTCCATCAATGTCTTGAGTTATTGTTGTTGTTTTTTGACTTCTATCTCCTATTTCACTTGCTATACTTTGTATTCTTTTGTTAGCTCTATCCACACTTATTTCAGTTCTATTAGTAGCACTAACTGGTGTATTCATATTTTCATAAGTTTGTTGATTATCACTTATACCTTCTGTTGTGATAGTATCACTTATAATTCCATTGTATTTTATAGTATGTGAAAACACTCTTGTTGTTATAGAATTTTTATTTTCATCTTGTATTTCAATGCTATCAGTACAATCTAAATATATTGCTCCTGTTAAATCTAATTGTGTTACTGGCATATAAGTAAACCCAAATAAATTCTCTCCTGCTTGTATTAATTCTTTTCTTTTTTCTAAAGTATATCCAAAGTAATTATCATTTATTATAAGTTCTTTCACATTTTCAGGGTCTACTTCTGGAACACTTATTTCTTGCCCTTGAATATCACTATCACCATAAGTTACTTTGTTTATAGGTCCATAATATTCATTTGCTTTCTTATAACCATCCATTTTATAATCATCTATTGTGAATGTATCAGCAATATTTTCAGTAATATCAAAATCTAAATATAACTTATTGTCTTGACCTATTCTAGCCCAACTAAAAGCACATTTTGCAATATGTTTTAATATTTCTCTTAATTGTTTTCCTTCAAACTGATTATCTGTTACTAGAAAACTATCGTTTAAAAAAGTTTCTGAACCTAATTCGACTCCTGCTTGTAAACATATATTAGTAAGATATTCTTTAAGAGTGCGAGGGTAAACAACTTGGTCTTCATATATTTTATTGAACTTAATCATATAATCATAAGCAATAATTCGAATTGTACCATTTGTACTATCATTTTCAGGAACTTCATTAACAATAAATTTTCCATAATTTATATAGTATGTTTTATTGTTATAATCCGCACCTATATATAATTCAAATTCACTATTTTCAAGATTTGTTGTTTGTTCATTATCAAGCAGCGTTAAAGTTACTTTCTTTGCCACCGCTTGACCAATGAATCCTAAATCAGGTACATACACACTATCTTCTAATGTAATTTCTTTTATTCCATTATCATAATTAATTTCTGTATTATCATATATTATTTTTGCTTTAGTTATTCCATGTTTAAAAGCGTTTTTTAATTCATCTGTCCATTCTACATTATTTTCTAACTTATACATGTAATCCTCCTTAATGTTCAATTAAATGAATTTCTTGCATTTCTATCATCTCTTCGCCTCTATATTTTATTGGTTTATACTGCATATCATTATGGTAGAAAATTCCTGTTTCATAAGCATCTATACCTTCGTTATAATACTCTACTGTTAAAGCCATACTTTGCATTATGACTGAATAGTAATACATATATTGTGATAATGTCATTATTGGAAATTGCATTTGAATTTTTGTTCTTGTATGAGGTAAAACTTTTAAATCTAGTTTACCGCTAGCTAATACCCCACTATCAGCAGTTTGAACAATATGGGGTAGTATTAATAATCCCTCTCTTTTAGGTGCTGGAGTTGTAAAATTACAATTTCCTATTTTTACATAATATCCTTTAAAATTACTCATATTATCCTCCTATAATGCTATTCCATATTGATTACTTGCTTGACTTCGACTTCTTACTATACCTTTGTATAATGTTTCATTACCTATATTTACTACTATAGGTTGCCCATTGTCTTGATTTTCATTTAAAGCTTGACTTATTGCTTGATATGTAGCCTCTGCAATAGCACGAGTAATTTGGTCATTGTTGGCTACAGCACTTTTATTTCCAATAGAACCTACCATTTCTGGTCCAGCTTCATTTGCAAAGAATAAGTCTCCTTCTGTTGGAAAACCACCTTCTGCATACCACTTTACACTTAATTTAGGTAAACTTGTTGGAAGGTTTAATGCACTTAAAATTTTAGCTATCATACCACTAGCAGGTTGTGTTCCCCAACTAAAATGTGGCATTTTAATTTTAATGTTTAAATTTGAAAAGGCACTCTTTATTCCATCAACACCTTTTTGAGCAAGTTCTTTCCATTTACCTATAGTGAACCATGGAGCTATCTTGTCATTCCACCAATCTTTTATTGGTTGAAAAGATGATTTCCATTCGTTGAATTTTTGAACTATTCCATCTTTTGCCTTACCTGCAATTTCTTTCCATTTTTCTAAAGTAAACCATGGTGCTACTTTTTCATTCCACCAGTCTTGTATAATAGAAAATCCTGCTTTAAATTCTTCAAACTTTCTTTTTATTGCCTCCCCTGCTTTTTCTGCTGCACTAGAATATTTGTCAGGCTCAAGACCTTCTTTTAAATCAGCTGGTAAATCTTCTGTAAAAGTTTGTTCAGAAGCATCACTCATTCCTGCCATACTTCTTTCTATTAAAGTTCTTGCTTCATCAGCACTTAATTCTCCTTTTTCAAAAGCATCTACAACAGTTTTTTTGAAATCATCATAATTTCCGCTTTCTTTTGCAAGAGCTAATTGATTTTCAAAAGATTGTCTTACTTCTTCTTTCTTTGCTTCATTATATGCGTTAGTTGCTTCAGTTGCTTCATCTTGAGCTTCTTTATTTTCTTTATAAGCTTTATAAACTTCTCTTTGTTGTTGTGTCATTTCTGCATAAGTTAAAGTTCCATCTTCTACTTGTTTATATAATGCCTCTCCACTTAGACCAGTTTCTTTTTCAATTTCTTCTAATCTTTTTAAGGTATCAGTAGCTTTATCTACAGCATCTTCATAAGTTTGTTGTTTTTCAGCTGCATCTTCTACTGCTTTGTTATAATCTTCTTGTGCTTTTTGTACGCTTTTTATTTGAGCTTTATTACTTACAAATTCTTTAGTTAATAATGCAATACTTCCTACAAGTAATACTACTCCAGTAACTATTGCTGCTATTGGAGCTGAAACACCTAACAGAACAGCACCTACACCTGCTAAAACTGCTCCTAATGTCATTAAAGCAGCTTGTAAGTTGGTTACTCCATTTTTCCACATATTTATAAAATTTGTTACTGCTAAACTTACTCCACCAACTATTAAAGTTATTCCACCTAAAGTAGTAGCTACGCTTTTTATTGCAGGTAAGATTTTACTAAATCCTCCAGCAACATCTATAAATTTACTGAATTTATTAGTAACATCTACAATTGTTAATAATCCATTGATTGAACCTTTCAACAACACAAATCCGCCAACCAATCCTGTTAAAATTGCTGTATCACTTCCACTAAAAATTCCATTCCAAAGCATTGACATCATTCCTTGCCCAACTTTTATTATGGCTTGAAAAAGTTTTGATAATATTTCTCTCCAGTTAATATCATTTAATGTCTTTCCTATTTTTTTACCAATATCATCCCAAGGAACTGTATCTAAAAAAGAAATGAAAGAGTCTAATATTCCTGTTACACCAACATTAATAGTATTTGCAAGACTATCCCAAGGTATATTATAAAAAGCACTTATAACCATTTCTCCTACTGATTGTCCTAATTTTATCCAATCAAATTGCATAACAAATTGTTCTAAAGTTAAAATTGTTGCTCTCATTCCATTTGTTAAAGTTCTTCCTAAAGTATCCCATTGAATTGTTTGAACCATACTATTTAGTCCATCGGCTAATTTGCCACCTAAAACACCCCAATTGTATTGTTGGAAAAAAGTGTCCATAAAAACTAAAGCAGTATTTATTCCTTGTGCTATTGAATATCCCAATTTTTTAAAATCTAAATAATATGTGAAATCATTTAATATTTTTGCTAATAATCTGGATGCTTTTTCTGCATTTTCTAATATAGCATTCCAATTTATTTTGCTTAATAATTCATTTATTTTTTCCGCTAATTTTCTACCCCAGTTTTCTATATCATCAAATAAATATTTAAAATTAGTATCTACTTCAGATAAATCCAGATTTGGAGCTATGCCTCCTGCTCCTCCTCCACCTCCAGAGCCTGAATTATTTTCAAGACTTATATTGTGTAATTCATCAAAAGATTGTAATTGTTTTTGCAATTCTTTTGATGTTTTTCCTGCACTTCCAGCTGCTGAACCAAAATTCTTTGCTGTTATTCCTGAAAAAATGTTAATCTTTGCAAAATAATATACTAAATATTGAACAGCTTTTAATAAACTATAAATTAAATTAGTTATAAAAGTTATTACTGGTGCTAATGTTGAACCTAATGCATATTTTAAGTAAGAAATATTTGCACTTAATTGTTGTGCTGTAGCGTTTTGACTAGATAAAAATTCATTAGATACATTTCTTACTGCATAAAAAGCACTTCTAATTCCATATAAAGCTAACGCATATTTTGAAAAACTTTTTGCTAATGACTGGATTCTGCTTTTTGCATTGCTTATGTTTTTTCCAAGATTTCCAAAAGATGCATCTAATACTTTTAGTGCTCCTCTTGCTATTTTTGATTGTGCAATTGATTTAAACATATCTTTTATTCTTTGTGTTGTTTTGTTTATAGTTCCAGTTAAACTTTCTAATCTTTTTTGTAATAGTTGAACTCCTTTTAATTCTCCTTCATCGCCTTTTGGACTGTCTATTCTCTTGTTATTTGTTGGAATATTAGAATTTAAATAATCAGTTTCTTTTTGTGTCTGTGATACTGGTTTATTAGAATTATTTGAAATTTGAGGCATTTTAACTTGTTTACCAACATTGCTTATTTTTTCCATTCCTTTTATATATTTATTGACATTGTTTTGAACATTCCCTAAAGCAGAATTTAAATTACTTAATGTTTCAATAAGTTGATTTATTCCATCTGTTGCTTTACCAGAAGAGCTTTGAATTTCAATATTTACATTATCAACACTTATATCAGCTATTTTAATCACCTTCTTTACTTTTTAAACTGTTTTTTTGTCGCTCTAGCCCAGTTGCTAAAGAAGACTGTCGCTTTCAATCTTTCGTTTTCCTCTTCTTTTTCTTTTGTGATTTTATCCTTTTCTTCTTCGTCATCATCCTTTAAACCATAAGGCTTTTCAGGATAAGGTAGAGGTTTTTTTGCTTTTGAAAAGGCATGTAGTATAGGAGAAACATCTATTAATGCTTCATATACATACATGCCTTGCTTCCATATTTCCCACTCTTTATTTTTAATTTCTTTTTTTCGCTTCATTTTAAAAGCATTTAAATACTGCCTAGCCATAGTTGGGTCTTCCTCCCAAAATTCTCTATATGTCATGCCAAAATTCATAAAGATAGGGCAAAGTTCTTCAAAACGCTCACTAAGGGAAACATACTCCACCTTGTTTATCTCTTCTAAACTGTCTCCCAATCTATGTTTCCCAAATCATTTCCTTCATCATCAGAATTTGATTCTAGGGTTTTGTATGTTTCTTCTAGCATAATTCCAATAGTTTCAATTAACTTTTCTTTATTTTTAAAGTTATCAAAACATTCATCTATAAAATCATCTTTGACAAATTTATGATTTTTTATAAATAAACCTTTAAAAGCTAAAGGTAACATTGTCATTGGTTTGTCTCCAAATTCATTTATATTAAAGCCTAGTCTCTCCATTGAGGCAATTGACTTTCTGTCATATTCTAATATATATTTTTTACCATCTTTTTCAAAAGATATTTTTGTATTCATATTTTTACTCCCTTTCTTTGTTTTTTTATATTATCCATTATTTGCTATTGATGTTGCTATATCTTCTGGTGCGGCTGCCATCTCTGGAGCATCTGTTGGTGTTATATAAGTAGTTATTTCTAATACGCTTGAAACTGCAGCTTCTGGCATACCTAGATTACTTGGATTTCCTCTAAAGTAAAATACTTTGTCTAATTTTGGTATATATATTAAGAACCATGTAGACTTATTTGTTCCTTTAGCTGTTTCATAAGCTGTCATTAAAGTTTCCCAAGTTGTTATTAAATCATTTGTTAAGTTGAATGTAAACTCTAAAGCTCCTCCTATATCTTTTAATCCATCAATATATGTTTTATATTCCTCTTGGTTTAAATCAGTTGTCTCTAAACTGTCTGGTGATGGGTTTAAAGATGGAATAGATTTTACACCTTTTAAATCAACATATCCTGTTGCTGGTCTTGTTCCTGCTGTAGTTTCTACAGCATATAATAAATGTATTCCAGCTGTACTTAAATTAATAGCCATATTACTTTCCTCCTAACTTCTTTTATATATAGTATTAGTATCTAAAAATATTGAACATTCATATCTTAAAGAATATCTCATAATACTTTTATCACTAATCAATGGTGCTAATGTAGGTGCACCAACCCTTGTTAATCTGTAATTTTTACCTGTTAATATTTTATTTATTCTATTTCCCATTAAAATTACTAAATCTTTAGCTTCTACATCTTCAAAACTTCTTGAAAAAGCATCTATTTGATAAGCTAAATTTGATACATGCTCGCCATCATTATCAGTATATCTTTCATTTTCAGAATTATCTATTTCTTGTACTGCTATTCCGTGGATATGATAGTTTTGGTAAAGCTTTATAATAATCTTTTATAATTATATTTGAATAGTCTATTGATTTATTTTTTTCTTCATCATATTTGTCAACATATTCTAATGGTTCTAAAAATGCTTCTTGTAAATCATGGACTATTTGGTCGCTTAAAGTTTCGATAAAGCATCACCTACAACTTTCTCTATTATTTTATTTTTTTGTTTTTTTACAGCTTTTGCTGCCATATAAACTTGTTTACCCGCTGGAATACCTTGAGTGTATTTTTTAACATTGCCATCCATATAAGTCCAATATAATTCTCCTTCAGGTATACCTAATTTACTTGCCGAACTATTAGGATTGTTATTTTGTCTTATGGTCCTTCCACTATTATAAGGATTTAATCCAAAATTTTCTTTTTCAGGATGTGGACTATTTTGTCCTTCAGTTCCTGTTCCAAATTCGTTATATAAAACTTGGCTTCCCATTACTCCAACTTTTTTATTTTTTTCAGTTCCTGTTGCATAAAAACTAATATCTTCATTGCCATCTTTATATGGAGTGCTGGAATAATTTTCTTGTATTTCTTGTAATGCTAAATTCGATAATTCTTCAACAATTTTTTCATCAGCTTTTTCAAGGTTTTTATTAAATCTTTCTAATTTATTTATTAATTTATTTATACTTTGAGTAGATAAATCTACACTAATTTTCTTCATCTTCTAAATCACCACTTAATTTTCTAAGTGTTACTTCTGCTTCATTTAATGTAATAAGAGGGTTACCGTATACATAAAAATCAGCATCATTGCAACTACTATTAAAATCTTCAGGTTTTTTAATATATACTCTATCATTAAACTTGAAATTTTCAGCTACTTTAGGAGTACACTTTATTGTTTGATATAAAGTATAATTATTACCTAAAGCTAACACATCATTTGAACTATATGTTGGTCTATAGTTGACTTTTATTTCTATTGGAGCTTCAAATTCCAAAGAATTATCTTTTTTTTTGCAAAGATAAATAGTTCTTTTATTTCTTGTCATTGATACCATAATATTAACCTCTCATTCTTGCTAAAGGCACTATTCTTCTTAACATACTCTCTGGATAACTAGAACTGTCATATCCTCTACTTATTCCGTTTTCTGAATGTGAAATTTGTCCTTCAGCACCTTCTTTTGTCATTGAAGCAATACATAGTTCATAAGCTAAATTTTTATATTTATCTTCAAGTAAAATTAAAGGAGTTGGTTCAAAATGTCTTCTTAGATTTATTGCTTCAATAGCATTGCTAATTTCATCATAAATATCATCATCATCAAAATCTAACTCTAATCTTTTTAATTTCTTTGAGACTTTTGTGTAAAGATATGTTACAATTTCATTTGCTCTAAATTCTAAATCATTCATTTCCCTCTCTCCTTTAAATTAGAAAAATTTTTTATTTTTAGTATTGTCTTTTTGCAACTTTTCTTTTGATTTCTTTTCAACTTCTTTTAATATTTCTTCGCTAGTTACAACCTTATATTCAGGTACTGGAGAATAAATCCTATTTGCTTCACCTTGAGTAGGAATGATATTATCATCTATTACTTGTAATTCTTGAAAAAAATTAGCAACTTTTACATAATATTTATCTTTTATTTTGCAAAACATATTATTCTCCTTTCTTACTTTTACTATTGTTCTTTATCCTTTTGTTAATTATTGTTTCTTCTCTTGCTGTATTATCTTGTACCTTATTTTCCTCTTTTACTT